TGGCGTAGTGGCACCTATTGGTGTATTATTAATCTTACCACCAGTAACATCAATATCGCTGAAGCTACTTGTTCCTGTACTGGTCACATTGCCTGTGACATTGCCAGTTAGGTTACCTGTGACATTACCAGTTAGGTTACCTGTGACATTGCCTGTGACATTACCAGTTAAGGGTCCACTAAATCCAGTAGTAGCCGTAATTCCTGTGCCTTTTATAGTACTAGCAGTAGTAGCACCAATTGGTGTATTATTGATACTACCACCAGTTACATCAATACTACTGAAACTACTAATGCCAGTGCTGGTCACATTGCCTGTGACATTACCTGTGACATTGCCAGTTAAATCCCCAGTCACATTGCCAGTTAGGTTACCAGTTGTATTGCCAGTTAGGTTACCAGTTACATTGCCAGTTAGGTTACCACTAAATCCACTAGTAGCTGTGATGGTAGTACCCTTTATGGTACTGGCAGTTGTAGCCCCAATTGGCGTAGTATTGATACTGCCACCTGTTATGGTAACATTGCTAAAACTACTTGACCCCGTACTGGTTATATTACCAGTAACTGAACCAGTAAAAGTTGCATTGGTACCATCAGTTCCGTTGTCTAAAACCTTAGCATCATTATTAGCAACGATATCACCTTTTAAATCACCTGTGACATTTCCTGAACTATTACCTTCAAATGATCCTACAAACTTATCTGTGGCAGTGACCACAGTACCAGTAATTGTAGTTCCAGTAATACGGAATGGTATAGTTTTACCAATCTCTGTGTTATCTATAGTACCAGGTGTACCTGTAGTTGAATATATTGCTACTTCATTAAATGTGCTTTTTTTATTGCTGTTAACTGATCCAGTGAATACAGCATTAGTTCCATCATTGCCATTTTCTAATATTTTACTAGTGCCATCAGAAGCATAAACGTCGCCAATAAGTCTGCCCGTAACTCCTGTGGCAGTGTTAACAGTTCCAGTAAATACAGCATTAGAACCATCTGTACCATTTTCTAGTATCTTTGTTACACCATCAGCAGCATAGATATCACCAATTATATTGCCAGTGAATGTGGCAGGGACGCTAGTGCCGTTGCCATTCTCTAATACTTTGGTTGTGCCATTACTGGCATACACATCACCTGTCAAGTCTCCTGCGACATTCCCAGTTAGGTTACCTGTGACATTACCAGTCAAGTTACCTGTGACATTGCCTGTGACATTGCCTGTGACATTACCAGTTAAGGGTCCACTAAATCCAGTTGTAGCTGTGATTGTAGTACCTTTTACAGTACTTGGGGTAGTGGCACCAATTGGTGTGGAATTGATACTACCACCCGTGATTGTAGCACTACTAAAATTACTTGATCCTGTACTGGTTATGTTGCCTGTAACATCGCCTGTAAATAGAGCATTAAGTCCATTAGTGCCGTTGTCTAATACTCTTATACCATTGGTGGAATATACATCACCTCTTAGGTCGCCTGTGACATTGCCTGTGACATCGCCTGTGATGTTAACATTTAAGGATCCGCCATTACCTGTTAGATCCAATCCAGCTACTTTGAGAGTACCGGCTACATTTAAATCACCTTGTATGCCTACCCCTCCTGCTACTGTTAATGCGCCAGTAAATTCATCAACACTAACTTCTTCAGATAAGACACTTACTGTTACAGGATCCTGTATTTCTAGTAGATTTTTAGTTATATGAACTGTTAGTTCATCGTCATTATAAAAGTTGAGTTCTTCTGAGTCAGTGGCATCTATATAAGTAGTGCCAGCATTATTTCTAAATCTTCCTAATACTATAGCATAGTCTAATTGAGTCCAAGTCTTTACACCGTCGCCTATTTTAAAATTCTTATTGGTTAGATCAATACCAATCTCACCTTGAGCAAGTTTAGGATTGATTCTGTCCCAGTTTACTAGGGTGTCTCTTCTTAGCTGTATTTTTTTTGCCATTCTTGTCTCCAGCGATTTGCTTGGAGACTGACTCCAAACCGCCCATAAAACTATTTATTAAGAACGGCTTGGTTATTAAATGAGCTTAGGCTAATTGAATTCCGCTGGTCTTGCTTAGATATTGCTTGCCAATATCATCATCTGTTCGAGCAAAAGTGATAACTGCTGTTCTAGCAATGGCATACTCTTCTTCAGGTCTCACTGTCATCATGTATGGAACCATGCCCATACCCTGCTGACTCATCATTAACACACTGGGCTTGGTAACATAAAAATTGATACCATCTTCACGTACATAACGCCCAAGAATCTCTTCTCCGCTACTTACTTTGAAACTGATAATATCATTGGTTTTAAACTTATTTTCAACTAACATTTTTATCCTTTGTATTGTTCGAAAAACTCTGCTGGCTTGCTGTCTAAACCTTGAAACCCACCTGGTAATAAGGTCGTACCATCAAAGATCTGTGGCACACTACGCAAACCTTGATCCATTAAGAACTCCTTAGAGTCAGGATCATCTTGTACATTGATTGCTTTATAAGGAACGCCTTTACTTTCCAATAGAGCTTTAGCTCTGTCACAAAATGGACAGTTATTTTTTGTATATACTGTTAACATTACTTCTCCTTTGAAGGATTATAACATGGGCAATTCATCATAGTCAATACTATCGCCCATAATTCCTATAACATAATTAGTCGACTCGTTTTCCTGCAAAGCAGTCTGCTTTTTACTAGTATCACTATGCTTGTTAAACCAAGGAATAGGAGTGGTCTTGGGAGCAGGACTCATATACTTTAAACCAATATCCTTTAAGGCTGCGGCTGCTGTATAATCCACAAAGTCTTTTAGAATGTTGGCATTTAATCCAATCACTGGCCCTTTCTTAAACAAATACTCTGCCCATGCCTTTTCCTCTGCAATTACTGACAAGTACATAGCATATACTTCTTGTTCACAATCCTGCTTGGCCTTGGCAAATCTTGCATCTTCCTTAACTACTTGATTGATTAACCAAGCTGTCCAGCCTTTATGTAATAGTTCATCTTGTAGGATTAAACTAATAATATTGCCATTACCAATGAAGATCTTGTTCTCTACCATGGCTAGGCTGGTGGCAAATGACACCATAAACCTAAATGCTTCTAGGGCATAACTAGCATTGAGCGCCATCCAGATAGATCTAATATGTACAGTTTCATTAATTGATTCACCAAGCTCTTTATGACAATTGATCATGTGTAATTCGTCATAGTAATTGCCCACATTACTGGCCATGTCTACTATCTCTTTGGTGTCATGGATAGTATTAAACACATCTTTAGGTACATTATAGATATTACGTATGATATGACTATATGATCTACTATGAATATTAGTTTCAAAGAAACTCCAATTATACATCAATGCTTCCATTTCAGGTAAACTTACACACGGCGTGAACACTTGTGCTGGGCCACGTCCTTGTATACTATCCAAGGCTGTTTGACGTAATAGATTACTGGTAAAGATATGTTTTACACTGTCACTGGCATCTTTGAAATCGCTGGCATCTTTGGTCAAACTGATTTCTTCTGGAACCCAAAAGAAACCACGTGCTGTCTGTTCAAAGTCTACAATCTTTTTATATTTTACTTCTTCAAAACGTTGAATGGTCACTGGTCCGGCTGGATCCAAAAACATTTTGCGATTTAAATAGTCTGTCTTAGTAGTTAGGTTATATTGTTCTTTACTCATAATTTACAGGATTCGCAGTCCTCCTCAATTAATTCTCTTTGATTATGAAATCCATTATAATGTACTTCAGGTGTGGGTTCGGGCATTTTACTACCTTGCTTGTCAATTAAACTATAGTACAGTGTCTTCAATCCCCAAATGTGTGCTTGCATTAGGTTCTTAGCAATTAATGTGCTAGGCACTTTACGATCTGCAAAATGCTTGGGACTATAGAATGTATTGGTACTGATGCTTTGATCCACATAGGCAGCCAATACTGCTGCTGTTTTCAAATAGCCAACGCAATCTCGTTGTTCCCACATAAGTTGATAACGATTTTTAAGCCTATGGTACTCTGGAACAACTTGAATGAAACTGCCTGCTTTACTTTCCTTCACACTGATTAGGCTCATGGGCATTTCAATACCATTAGTACTGTTAATGACCACACTACTGGACTCCACCGGAGCAATAGCCATCAATGTGGCATTGCGTACACCGTACTGTTTCATATTAGCACGTAAGATTTCCCAATCAAGTTCTGGTGTAAACTCAGCTAATTCATTTACAGCACTGGCTCTGAGTTCCCAAGGAAAAATGCCTTGTCCATATCTTGTCTTATGACTGTCCTTACATGGGCCACGTTCTTTGGCCAACTCCACAGTGGCTTGAGTTAAGTAGTAGGCTTGATGCTCCATCCAACTTTTAACATCTTGTAAGGCATCCTTATCACCATACTTATAGCCGCGCTTGGCATGCCAATAGGCCAAGTTAGTTACTCCAATGCCTAATGGTTGGATTTCGTCATTGCTTAGTTTAGACTGAATACTGAGGAAGTCCTGATAATCAAGGATGTTGCATAGGCTGCGCTGGAGAATGCGACAAGCACGGCGCATATCCTCAGGATTTCTGAACGCACCCCAGTTAATCGATCCCAAGGTACAAAGAGCGATACGGCCATCGCTGTCATCCAAACGCTTAAAAGGGCGAGTAGGAAGTAGAATTTCACAACAAAGATTACTCTGGTAAATTGTATGATAGTCAGGATCAAATGGGCCCTGCTTCATTACGTTGTCAATGAACACCAAATAGATACGTCCTGTATCTGTGCGTTCTTTTAAGATGCCACTTTTGAATACTTCTTCAGCACTCATAGTTTTTTTACGAATGCCATCTTGACGTTCGTATTTCACATAGAGTTCTTCGAACTTTTCCGTGTTGGAGTAGAAGGCTTCGTAGAGGTCCGGTACTTGGTTTGGGTCGAAGAACGTAATATTCTCTTTGTTCTTAAACCTACGCCAGAAGAATGCTGAGAGTACGACACCATAGTCCATATGTCTGACTCGGGTTTCTTCTGTTCCTTGATTATTTTTGAGCACAATAAGGTCATCAAATTGGTGATGCCAGATCGGATAGAACACAGTAGCTGACGCATTTCTAATCCCTCCTTGTGAACAGGATCTAAGATCCCCAAACCATTTCTTTAAGAACGGAATCATGCCAGTATGCATGATCTCGCCTCCCCTAATTGGACTACCTAATGGACGCAGTCTGCCAATCTCTAACCCAATTCCAGCACGTTTACTAGCATACTTGGCCATCATTTCGCCACTGGCGAAAATACTGTCTAAATCGTCATCACTGCGTATGAGAACGCAACTACTAAACTGCTTAGTAGGGGTTCCGAGACCAGCCAATACTGGAGTCGCCAAAGTAAATAACCCATCACTGGCTGCATTGTAATACTCCTTGATATAACGCATTCTGGCAGCTAACGGTTCTTCCTTATGAAAGATAGTGGCTGCTGCTATAATATAGCGAACTTGTGGTGTTTCATAAATTTCTTTTGTGCTACGATTACGTACTAGATACTTTTCAATTAATTGTTCAATGGCAGCATAACTGTATTCTTCATCACGTTCATGTCGAACAAACAAATCAATATTATTCCAATCTGATTCAGTATACCATGTTAGTAGTTCAGGAGTATATAGTCCTACTTCCACATTGCGTTTAACTATGTCATAGAGCCTAGGAACATCATATTGACCGTAGACATCTTTACGTAGCATACTGAGACGTTGTTTGCCTGCCACATATTGATAGTTAGTATTGCCAACATCTGGATTACTTTCAATATCAATCAAATCAACGATAGCACGTAGGGTAATCCCATCAATTTCCTTAGTGGTAATGCCATCGTAGAAGTGTGGCTGTGCTTTGATCTCTATCATGCTTTGGCTCACATCTGCAATACCACTGCATACTTTAGCTATCTGTGTCTGCCATTTGGAAAGGTCTAGTGGTACGCTATCCCCGTTTCTTTTTTTCACCGTGATTTTATTCATAGCCTTATTTTACAGTAGTTTTACAAATAAGCCAAATCTTATCAGCTCAATATTTTATATGTGTAAGTTAATTTAGCCTGATCTCCCAAGCTTTGAGAATTTACTCCATCATAGACATAGCGTAATTCTACTGTATATCTATTGCTTAAAGACACCGTGTATTTTTTTGTACTTGCTGAAAATATCAAATGAATATCTTCATAGGTAAATTGTTGATCCATACCTACACCAAAATAGTCATAATCGTCAATCATTTCTAATTTTGGATTACCACTAGTATCCAAATTTGTTGTATCAACTAGTATGGACAGTTTGCCTCTGCGTACTCTTCTTTGATTGGTGCTTTGATAAAAGTATTCTACTTCCAAGTGACACGATGTTGTCACTGGTAATCTAAATAATTTTAATAGAGTTGTTGAATAACTTAGATTGACCACATTGGTGAATGAATTTGAATAGTTTGCCTTACCAACTACTTCACTAATATAAGGATTGGAATATGATAAATCTGCTGGATTGGATAAACTGTGCCTGTCTGAATAATCTTGAATAGATATATTACTAGGAACATCAAATTCTATATTACCATATTTGGCATCGTTATTATTGCCAAATATATCTCCTACCAATGTAAATTTATTTTGACTACTGACGTTTCCCGATCCAGTATAAACCTTAATGCCTTGATTGCTTATTCTATTAAAGAAATTATTGGCAATAATGTTGTTTCTTGGTCCAAATTTCTGACCATAGTCAACTAAATTAGTATCCTTGCCAAAACGTACAGCAACTTCTAAATTCTCAAACACACAATCCCTAATGGTATTGCTTAGAATATCATATTTTGAGTCAATGCCTAGTTTAAAGTTTTTAATGTTGATGTTGGTAAAAAGATTATTTTTACTAGTGATCAATTCAGTAGTGGCCATTATGTCTATGGCACAACTGGATGTGGATTCAAGTTGTCCATTCCAACTACTGGACAAATCTATATTGGCAAACTCACTGTTTTTTACACTTTCTAATAAGAGTGCATTGGCATTATTGCTGTCTAATATTAGGCTAAAGTTTTTTAAGGTCACTGAGCGGCATTGATTTTCGCCTGTGCTTAGAGGCACTGAACTATCATCTACATAATTGTCATCATTGGTAAGTCTAAATGCAGATCCTGTGCCTGTATATTGAAAAATAGTTCTTCCCTGACCTGCTCCTACAATATGTGTGTAACTGTGAATGTATATGGGATGATTGAATAAGAAAATGCCTGGACCAAATTCCAATACGGCTCTAATATTAGGCGTGCCAGATCCTTGTAATGAATTAAGGTATAACTTGTTAATGGCATCTTGTATGGCCTGTGTTCTAATTGTTTGGGAATTAACACTGGTGTCACCATCAATTACTGGGCGAACCCCAAAACTTTCTGCATCTACCCTTTCATCTAAACGCTGCTGTAAAGGTCTTGATACAGGAGTACTTACTCTTTTATAGTTGTAATTTGCTACATCAAGTAAATTACTACGCTCTGTTAAGATTTGAGTATTGCCAATTCTTGGAGCGCCCTCACTTGTTTCCCCGTTGCCAATATATAACTGCTGTGTGTCAATGCACCAAGCTAACTCAGCACTAGCTAAACGAACTCCGTTATCCTGTCCTGGTATACCGTTCCAAGCAGCTTCACGTGGGCCATCTTTCCTGCCTCGACGTAATTGTATACGGCTAATTTGTACTACAGCCATGTGATTATCCCCTTATAGGATATTTATCAGATGTTGGTATAGTATTCTTCTAGCCTATCGAACCAACGATCAGTCCAATAATCAAAATGATCTGGCAACAATCTAAACTCTTGATACTCAGGCTCGCCCCATTGACCTGGTGCAATCTCTGGTGGCTTTACACACATCATGATAACACCTTTACGTATGTTGGTGCCATGTACTTGATTATGTGCTAGAGCATAGGCAGTGAGTTGAAGAAAGTAATCATCGATCCACTCTATCTTCTTTGGCTTGTTAGTTTGTTTGAAGTCTAGAATACTTTCTTGACCTTGGTGTAGGCCCACACAGTCAGTAGTGCCTGCATACAATTCAGGATAGTACAAAGGTACTTCACTGCCCCATATTTCTGTAACGTGCCCAAAGCCTTTCTCAATGACCTTTTTGGCCATTACCAAACTTTGTTGTGCATAAGGATTAGAAACCGTGTCTTTAATGCCTTCGCCCTTGACATAACGTTCAAGGAAGGTGTGCATACGAGTTCCACGATTGGCTGCTTCTGTAGTAATCTGTTGAGCCTTGGCTTCACCCACACTACGTCGCCAATTGAGTAGAGCTTGTTTGGCTTCTTCTGGTTTGGTTTTATCTAGTACAGTGGTAACGCTGGGAACTTTGGTTCCGTCTGGGCAAGCGTATAAACGCTTGCCTGTGCTGTCATCTCTGGATAATTTGGTATATTGATATCGTTCTATTAGTAAAGTCATTCCGTATTATACTACAGAGTTAGTGGCTTGTCAACCTATTCTTTTAGCCGTTGCTTTTTTAGCCATTTGACTTACTGTGCTCTTGCCCGTCTCCCCGCCACTTTGTTGACTGGCTGTTTCAGCACTGGTCTTTAATTTGACTCCTTGTGGATCAAAACTACATATTTCCTTGAAACTGGGATTGGCATTAAATCTAGGTCCAAACTTATCTGCGCTATCAATGCGCTGTCCTAAGACGTTTTGTGTTTCATTGCCAAGAGCACGCCAACTAATAATCTCTGGATTGCCTCTGCTATCGGCGGCATTTTTCTTTGCCACCAATAGGTCAAACAACTTATCAGTGGCTTCTGTTACTTTTTTTTTTTGAAGTTAGGATTGTAGCTAACTTGCGGCTGTATGCACTTTCTCTCATGGCACGCCCAGCTGCTCCGCCTTCTGGTGCTGCACCTGCTGCTTCTTCTGGTGGACCTTCTTCACCACCTGCTGCACCCATCCCGCCGCCTGCACCTGCTAGTCCTGGACCAGCACCCATACCACTTGGAGCTGGACCACCTGTGCCTGTTAATACACCTACAGCCTGTGCTAGTGCCTGACGATTCTTTTCCAGTGCCAAATAGATTTCATCCAATGCTGGACGTACTGTTTGCTCAAATTGTGTACTAGTGTCGCTGCCCATCTCATCTCTTATAGAGTCTAATAAATCTAACATAGCTTCTGACTTCATTGAAGCAACATCTTCTAACCAGCCTGTAATACGATCAACCATGTCCTTACTGGCCATGATTAGTTCTGCTTTTTCTTCTTCACCCTCAGTGATGATTAAATCTCTTACAACACCCTTAGCTGTATTTTCGTCTAGATCATAACGTACGATTAGTTCGCTAACTACTTCTTCATCGGCATCACGTTCCATCATTAAACGTTGTCTTGCGTTCTGAACCCATCCCTGATTTAATCCATGACCCTTTAAACGACGCATGGCACTGTGATATTCTTTTAGATTCTTCATCTTTTTCTTCTTACCTCTAGTACCCTCTTCCACATCATCTTCTTCTTTGGTTTCACGCTCAGCAATCTCTTGATTGATCACATCAAGAAACATTTTGTTCTTTTGATACTTGTGACTGCTTAGTACACTGTCATAACTTTCGTTAGTTTCAAACTGACTCTGTGCTGTTCTTAGTTTATTTCTTGCATCATGAAGTTGTTCAATGGTAAACTTGTTTAAATTAATACTATAGCCAAACTTTTCAGATAAGCTTTCGTTAAGTTGTCTACTGGTAAGTGGTTTATGAAGATCTTTGATATTCATACTGGGTTCCTAAATATTTAAGTTATTTATCTAAATGATGTAGCAAACGCATTGCTTATTTTGTCTCGATAGTAGTCTGCTCGATCTCTCGTTAACTCCCCTCTCCACAAGTACAAATCTCTTTTTACCAAGTCTTTGGTTTTTTTATATAATTCTTTAAAATTCAAATGATCGTTGTGATTGGCCCAATAGTGTTCGTCTAATATTTTAGTTTCAATCAATAAGTCAATTCTATTTGTTCTATGATAGTTGGCTGCCAATAATGCACTGCTTTTTAAATTAAAAACTTCTATGAATATTTTACTTTGATTCTGTATCCTACTCAATGTCCAACTGGCATCCTTATTCTTTTTAATAACATAATTTTTATAGGCCACACTGCCGTCTGGAAGTATGGTCAATGGCATAATGTCATTGACATCTTCTAAAAACTTTTCTAATTTCTTAGCGACTTGCTTTATAGTCATTGGCTACAACCTTTGGATCCTTGTGCCCTATCTTGATTAGCAAATGTTTACGTATCATTACTTCGGCTATTTGTTGTTCACGTTGAGGCATAGTACTTAGCAAAGTGGGCCTAGTCAGTTTCTCCAATAAGGCACGTTCCTCGTTAGTAGTATAGATTTCAAAACTCTTAACTAGTTCGTTGATTTTCATCTAAGTCCTGCAATACGTAGCATGGCTGTTAGTTCAGGATCCTCGACCATTCTTTGATTAGAACGATTAAAGCTTTCTCCCGACACACCCATGTCAGGCCTTCCCATGTCAGTTGATTGTGATGCCGGAGCTGCTGGTTTTGCTGCTCCTGGTGGGGGTTGGAATCCACCTGGTTTTTGATATTGACCTTTGTTTGAAAACCAATTGCCTATTTTGTTTAATGCACCTTGATTTTGTGGCAAGTTAGGATTTGATCCAGGCATAATTTGTTTACCATCTGGGCCAACTACCATTGAACTGCCGTCTGGATTGGTTATTGTTGAATTGCCATCGTCGTCGCCAACAATTTGCGGACCTGCTGGCTTTGCTGGTGCTGCTGCTGGTGCTGGTGCTGGTGGTTTAGGACCTGGTGTTGGTGGATTAGCTGATGTTGATGTTGTATCACCTGGCATATATGCCGGGACTTGCGGCTGTTCAGGAAATTGTTTTCTAGATGCTGCAATTGCAGGATCCAACTCAGCTTCTGGATTATGGTCATTGCCACTTGCTGTTAAGCTAGTTGCTGGCGCCTTGGCTGCGGCTAATGCTGATGCAGGTGTTACTTGTGGTGTTGGTGCTGGTGCTGGAATCTTACCGCCGTTAGGCAAAGGTTTACCATCTGGACCAACTACTATTCTCTTACCATCAGGTGTAGTAATCGAGTGATTGCCTTCGTCGTCAGTTTGTACCTGTGTGCTGGTTGGTGCTGCTGGTGCTGGTGCTGGTGCTGGTGTATTTTGTGTGTTGGTCTTGTCTTTTTCTATTTGTTGTGCAATATCTGGACTAGTGGTTGGAGAAGTTCCACCCTGTTTGGCCATTGCTGCTCTTAAGGCTGCTGTTGTTTTTGGACCAATTTGACCATCTGGATTTAATCCTTGATTCTTTTGAAAAAGCTTGATCGCTGCTGGATCCATTTTCATTTGTTGTGCCATAGCCACACCTGCTGGATCTGGTACGAATGGTTTCTTAGCTGCTGCTGGTTTGGCTGCTGGGTTAGCAGTTGGTTTAACTGTTGTACTATCCTGAGGGTTAACATCGCCATGATAATCAGCATTAGGACTTACTTTAGTGTTTGGTGTCGGTGCTGCTGGCGCTGCTGCTGGTGCTGCTGGTGCTGGGGTCGGTGCTGGTGCCTCTGCCACCATTTTAATGGTATGCATAGTTTTTGGATCTGGCACACCAGTTTGATCTAATCCCATGTACTTTTGAAAAATACCAATTGCTCTAGCAGTATCTACATGTTTGGATTTGTAAGATTCGTGTAGACCAGAAAGTTGTCTTATTCTAGCTACTTCAATTTGCTCCAATAGAGCCTTGGCAAAGATTTGTATATTATTCATTTTAGATTCCTGCTAATTTTTTTAAATTTAATACGTCCTGATCCAGTGTTTGTTTATTCAGTACGCTTACTCCAGCTACACGTTGTGCCAATTTGGCTATATAGGCTGCTTCGTCTAAAGGTTCATTTAGACTACGAAATTCTTTTTCTAATTTGTTTATGGGATCCTCTTCACCAAAATTCTCTGTGGTTGGCGCATTTTGCTGGCCACCTTGTTCTGGTGGATTACCTGCCTGAGGCTGTGATGGAGCTGCTGGTGCATTAGGAGTCATTGCTCCAGGAGCTGCAACAACTTTGATATCTTGTCCTGGCTTTAATCCAGCTGCTGGATCTGGAGCAGGAGCAGCTACGGCTTTGGGATCAACTACTGGAACACCGTCTTGCCCTAAAGTAACCACACCTGGTTTTAAGGGCACTGTGACCTCAGGAGCAGGAGCTGCAGGATTCTTAGGATCAGGCTGCTTATAGGTTAACTCATTACTGCTTGTTTTGGTTACCTCTGCTGGCACTGGAGGAGCACCACCAGTTACTTCATAAATTTTCATATTGTTGTTCCAAACTCAACCTATCGGCTTCTATATTACTTATGTGATTTCTAAGTTTTTCTATGTGACCTTTGGCTCTCAATACTTTAAACGCTATGTTTTCTGCACTGAGCTCACCTCCTGTACTTAACCCATGCTGACGCAATCTTTTTATACTGTCCAACACTTCTTTGACTGAGTCTACATCGTCACTGCGTAAGGCCACACGTACCTTACCTACAAACTGTTTATATTTTTCTTTAACTGCGGCTCTATCCACAGTGTCTTCCACAGTCTCTGGGATCTTTAACCAACGATCATCTAGCACAGAATATATGCCAGCACTGGTATGTGGCTGTTGACTGTCTTGTACATACAACTCCACATCAATACCTTTGATCTGTATATGGTGTTGAAAGTTATATTGATTCTTCTTTGCATCAAATAACTGTTTGAGAAGGATTTTCTTATCCTCAGGCATATCTACTACTAGATGTAGGTCAATGTCACTGTTCCTACTATAGGTATACCCAGCGTTACTACCGCTTAGGGTAATGTCTTGCAAGTGAAGTTCATCAATGCCAATGTACTCTACAAAATTTTTAGCTATTTTTAATAATGTATAACGCACTATTGGCTTGAGTACACCCTTACGCCATAATTTAGCATTAAGGTGTTGATGAAAGATAACTGCGGCGCTGACAAGATCTTCGTGCATTGCATATTTATCTTAACATTTCAAAACTGATATTGATGCCAGGTCTAAACACACTGGGTTTCGTCTTAATTGTTTCAGTCAGTCCCGGTATGTATGGCACTAGATCAAAATCCTTTTTTAATAAGGCCACATCATCCCCATCTTCAACGAACACGAACTCTAATTCAACATGCCAATCAAATACCCATATATTGCATAATTCCTTGCCCTTCATACCATATTTTTCTGGTTGATCAATGACGACTTTAGGCGGGTAATCATAATAAAGATTACTTCGCATACCAACAGTTTGTATTACAGTATCGAAATTCTGCTGTTGGCTACGTGCTTGCTGTTTATATTCATCATTGCGATATTGACCAGTATTGGTAATATCCACAAGAGTATAGATTGTGTAACGCATTAGCTATTTAATGCGTAGTTAATGGTTAACGAATTATTTGCCTAGTACTCTAACTATGTCGCTTAGATGTCCTGCTACAAAACCTATTACTATGGCAGCGCCCGTGATCAAATAAACCCATCTATTCTTAAAGTCTTCTAAATTATCTAACTTTTCAAGAACCTTAGTGTTAGCTTTTTTAGCTTCTTCTTTATTTTCTTCTAGCTTTTCGTAATAGGTATCGCGATTGACATTGTAGATATCCAACATTTTGTCAAGCTTTTGATCCATATCATCACTGATAGATTCAACAGCATCGTGTACGCTCTTGACATCTTGTTTGAGATCGTCGATCTTTTCACCTAGAAACTCTACCTTAGTTTCTACTACACCAACACGTTCTTCCATAGTGGCCATAATCATAGTCCTATATATGAAAATATTTATTTTTGTATGAAGATAAGTTATATTGCAATATAACTAGTGGCAAAAAAGGACACCGAAGTGTCCTTAATTGCTTCCCATCCCGATTGAGAATTAAGAAACGCCGTATAGGCTTGTTAGTTGTGTTACTGTAACAGTGGATGTTGTACCAGAACCTGTTAGTGTACCAGCACCGCCTAGAGCCTTGTCTGCTCTAACTGCTACGATGTCAACGTCTAGGGCATGTCCGTCACCAACAAAAATCATTGATGTACCGTCACTCTTTACTTGGAAAAGAGCACCAGTTGTACCAAACTCTTGTGCTAGGCTGGTTGCTTTACTGTATAAACCATCACTGTATGTGCCTGGAGCAGTGTGATCACTCTGTCCTGTATCAACATCAGTAATTGTGCTATATGCAATCTTAAATACTTTTAGCTGTAATGTGCTGTATAATGTACCCTTGGCGATATACGCTGGGTTGGCTTTAAAAACTTGTGGCATAATATTCTCCTCGTTGCCTTAACCCGTTAACTCTACGGGTTGTGTAAAAGTATTTACCAAATTTTAAAAAATTGGGCAACTTACACCCAAATTTGGTTAGATTGAACCTTTACTATTTTTACGACTTTCGTGTACTTTGTTCATGCCACGTTTGAATTTGTCGCCATCACTGGTGCGTATGGCATTGATAAACCTACGCTCTAACTCACCAGCAGTCTCTACGTCATAATGTTCTTTGATTAACTTCAGTAAGTTAGAAGCACTGGCAATTAAGTTTGCACCTTTAGTTTCAATAAGGTGGTCTTTATTACGGATCAAACTGATCTCGTTTAGCTCTTCAAGAATACTTCTAGTGCTTTTTTTCATAGCCGTTCCTGTCCAACTATTTATAGTGACTGAACGAAGTCATTTAATAAGCTGATTATGGTTGGAAGTATCTTGACTGAAAAGCTTGACAATTGCTGCTTTGCAGCATAAAATAGACTAAATACTCAGTAGAAACCATGAGTATCTACTTAACCAAAAGGAAACACAAAATGTTTATTTTTACAGTATTTGACAAACTAGTTGATTTATTAGATCGTTTTAGCAGTCATCAAACAGATTTGGAGCGATTTATTACTGCCCACAATCCACAACACGGCGGTGATGTTGACAATCTCATTCGTCAATACACCTATGGTCGCAAGGGTGTATTATGAAATATCTACATAAATTTTATGATTATCTAATAGCTTGGAATGAAGCTGTTTACCAATATCGTAAACATAATAAAATTAATTCTTACTACTGAAATGTGGCCAGTAATAGACAAAGAAAGATTTAAATAAACATATACTTTAAAGGTAAGATTATGTCTACTAAATTTTCTCATTCCAAAGCCTCCGAAGCAGAATTCAAAAGCGGGGGGTTACGCGACTTTTTTCTATATAGGGACTTAGGCGTAGCAGATGCCACACACGGCAAGGTAGTTGCACATATAACCAAGGCCAATAAGCAGCCCGAACAAGGCACAGGATGGCATACTCATGTGGCAGACTTTCAAATAGTCTATATGCTCAAAGGCTGGGCCAAGTTTATGTACGAAGATAAAGAAACGCTGGTACAAGCAGGTGATTGTATTCATCAACGTCCAGGTATTGTACACTATTTGTTTGACTATAGCGAGGATATGGAGTATTTGGAAATTGTTGGTCCGGCCAACTTTGGCAGTGTTGATGCTGAAGCCCCTTGTGCAGTGCCGCCAGTGACCCCCTGGAGCCAGTAATGAACATAGTATACATACACGGTGCTAGTGCTACCAGTGACAGCTTTAACTATATTCGAAGTAAAGTAGGTAAAGGCATAGACATTAACTACGACAGTCGCAAAGGATTTGAAAATAATCTAGGCGATATGTTAGATAAGTTAGCCACAGTGAACGATATATTCTTTGTGGCACATAGCCTAGGCGGTATTTACAGTCTACATCTTGCCAATACTATTCCTAAACGAGTACTTGGCGCCGTTACATTAAGTGCTCCATATGGTGGTGCAGAAGTTGCTGACGTATTAACTTTCTTCATGCCATTCAGTAGACTCATGCGTGACATTGGTCCTAGTAGTTGGGTTATGCAACAGGCTGATCGTATTAAAATTCAACATCCATGGACCAATGTGGTCACTATGAAAGGGCAGAGTCCTTTTATTCCTGAAGACAATGATGGTGTAGTTACAATCAGCAGCATGAAACATCATATTGATATGGAGTTGATTGAAGTAGAGTTTAACCACTATGAAGTAGTATTGAGCGACGAGGTTATAAAAATTATTAAGGAACGGATAGATAAGGTAAAGAAATAAGTTGCTCTTGTCCATTCTACCCTGTATAATAAATACATAAGCAGCAGGGTTGTTGCTTATACAGACATACACATAGGAGATTATTATGTCAGACTTTACCCCAAAACTTCCAGACGTGAAGTTCAACAAGAACGGATATGAAATCCGCACAGACATCCTCGATATGGCCAAGAGCCTTATGATGGAGGAATACCACGCTAAATTCCACGGTTGGGAAATCTCGGCACAGCGTGATGAAAAATCAGGACAGGTTATTACCACAGTTGGTATGCCACAGTTTCCTGGACTTGAGCAAGTGCTATCTACAGCAGAAAAAATGTACGGCTTTGTTAATCAAGGCACCAAGTCACGTTAATCATTAGTGCCTAGCACAATAGGGCCTTAGGGCCCTATTTTTATATCCAATCCTTAGGCTTTAAATAACGTTCGTACAATGTAGCTTCTGGAGAGTTGACTTCTGGTCTATAGTCATAACTCCAAGTAACATTAGGTGGCATACTCATTAAGATACTTTCTGTACGGCCACCGCTTTGTAGTCCAAACAATGTGCCACGATCCCATACTAGGTTAAACTCTACGTATCTACCACGGCGATATGCTTGCCATGCTCTTTGTTCTGGCCCGTACGCCGAGTCACGTCTACGTTGTGCAATGGGCAACCAAGCTGATAAAAAGTTATCACCCACTGCTCTTGTTAAGGCAAATGCTGTGTCAAAGTCTGGTGTGTCTAAGTCATCAAAGAATATGCCGCCTATGCCTCTAGGTTCATTGCGATGTTTGAGATAAAAATATTCATCACAGGCTTTTTTATAGTTGGCATAGACATCCTCACCGTATGGATGCAGTGCATCACGACAAGTACGATGAAAGTGTTCAGCATCATCATCAAAGCCATAGTAAGGTGTTAGGTCCATACCGCCACCAAACCACCACGTTGCTGGTTCATTGCTTGTGGCCTGTGCCACAAAGAAGCGCACATTTAAATGTACTGTTGGTACATATGGGTTGAGTGGATGAAACACTAGACTCATTCCCATTGCTTCCCACTTTCTGCCTATTAGGTGTGGGCGTGCTGCTGTGGCTGATGGTGGTAGTTGATTACCTGTGACATGACTAAATCCAACCCCACCACGCTCGAGTAGCTGACCTCCTTCAAGTATGCAGGTTATACCTTCGCCAGTAGGTTTATTCCATTCATCATGTTTGAATTTGGCGGACTCTTCATTCATTTCTAACATATAAACTATGTTTTCTTGTAATCCAAGTAGCCAGCTTTTTACTGCTTTTGAGTCAACCATTCTTATTCCTTCCTCTACGCATATTGGCTTGCCAATGTGCTAGTTGTTTCTTACGTGGGCTAGCATTGCTATGAGTGATCTTATCTAATGAGCTCAAACTGGCCTTTTTAGGTATACCGTGTCTAGCACTGTCCCCTTTGTCCTCAGGGTGCTTTCCATCTGCAAAGTTCTCAGCTATTGGGTTAGTTGGGTAACCAGAAACATGTTTTTCCCAATGTAGATGTGGGCCTGTCGAAGTGCCAGAATTGCCTGATAGTCCTACTACTTGCCCTTGAGTTACACGACTACCTGCTCGTACCATAACTTTAGACAAATGGAAGAACTTATGTACTTCACCATTGTCTCCTATGACTGTAACATAATTACCTTGGCTTCCTCGAGTGTACCCCGATCCCTTAACTGAACCAGACACTGGTGATTTTACTGGAGTGCCTATTGGTACACCAAAGTCTACTCCATTATGCTGACCTCTAGCCCTTCTTCCAAATGCACTAGTAATTGGGCCATTAACTGGTTTAGTTGAACTTGATGATCCCATAGACCTAGTTCTAGGCTGAGATTGATTGGATACTGGTCTTTGATTAGGTGTGCCATTTTTATTAACTATCTGATCACGGGGGCCTTTCATACTAGTTACAGCATCAATAGCACTCTGTGTATATGGTCCAATTTTTCCATCAACGCCAGTTGGACCCAAATTGTAACCCATTTTTTGTAATACTGTTTGAATTCCCCTAATTGCTGTAGGTGATTTATTAACTATATCAAAGAACCCCTCATCCAGCCTATCCAAATAGTTTTTCATTTTGAATAAACCATCTTGATCTAGGTCATCCAAATATCTATGTCCAGCAACACGTCTAGTTAGTTTTAAGAAGGCTGGTTCATCATCCCACTTAATACCTTTCTTATCTGCTATTTTATGTATACTCTTTGGTGTTAGTTTTTTCTTTTGGCTCTCTGCCAATATAGTAGCATGTTGGAATAGCTCAGGATTCATCTTAGCCCATAGACGCATGACCACAGCGGCTTTGGCATTGGCTTCGTTTTCTTCGTCACTGCCATCCTTACCACTATCTGGCTTTAGTTCACCATTAATGTCCTGTTTGTAGTGAACCATTTCATGTGCTAGAGTACGTAGCACATCCATAATATGTCTATTACCAATGTTGATCTCTATGCCTGCTCCTGGCATATATCCACCAAAGCTACGACGTTGACTGGCCAACTTGGGATTCCTGTGTAATACAATTTTAGGTGGTTCCTGTAATCCTAACTTTTGACTGGCAAACTTCACAAAGGCCTTGATGATAGGTTCACTACCATCATCAGGTCTAGGCTTTTCAGTCAATTCTAAAAATTTCATATAAAGTTCTTATTTGATAATTGTTGTATTTGATCAGGATGTGTGCCTTCCATACGGGCTACACAATTAGGACATTCACAAGTATTACATTCACATTCTTTACACTTTGGTTTGTTGCAGTGATGTGCATGACCGCATAGTCTACAAGGTGTGAATAAGGTTTCAGTATCATCATTATCCAGTAGATCTAAAAAATTAAACATGTTAGTTCCTTGTACAAGTAATTATTTACTTAGCTCCAAGTACCGTTGGCTGAATCAGCTCCAATTGGTCCTATGGGTAATAATTTAACGTAAGCGCCAGCTAGAACGCTCCATGTTATAGGAGTGTTTTGATCTTGGCTGATCATAAAGTTTAGTGAACCGCCTGTGGTCACATCAATAGTACCCCAAATTGCATAATGTGCAAAGGCATTGTTAGTATCTGCCACTGCCTGTGCTGTGGTAAACAATGAAGTTAAGTTCTTACTCATCATGGTAATACCAGCTGTATATCCATCAACCGTAGTTGTCTTGTTGCCAATCACTGTGTAGTTGTGTTGTGCTAGTACCAGGCCGCCATTTGCAGCCAATGCATAACTTAGCACACCTGCTTTATTGGCTTGTAAATTAAACACTATCTCATACTGATAACGTGTGTTAGAAATTACGGTTACTCCATTAGTCAATCCAAATGGACTGAGCAGTGTATTTTTAGCACTGGTCAATGTATATGCAGTATCTTGAACATAGATCAGTATGTTAGAGTTTAAGTTTCCGTATGTTGATCCAATTCCTTGTATACCTTGTACACCTTGGGCAGCTTGTGTTCCTTGAATACCTTGACTGGCCTGCATACCTTGTATGCCCTGTATACCTTGATTACCGGTTGATCCATAAGTACCTTGAGTACCTTGAATGCCTTGGCGTCCTTGTATACCTTGTGTACCCTGTGTTCCTTGAGCACCGTCTGTACCTTGTGTTCCCTGTATACCTTGTATGCCCTGAGTGCCCTGTGTACCTTGACGTCCTTGGATGCCTTGATTACCCAGTATACCTTGTGTACCTTGTGTACCTTGTAGGCCAGTATCACCAGTTGCTCCATAAGTACCTTGTGTACCCTGTATACCTTGCGTACCTTGATTGCCTTGTGTACCTTGTGTACCCTGTGTACCTTGGATGCCCTGTTGACCTTGTGTACCTTGTGTACCCTGTATGCCTTGGCGCCCTTGTATACCCTGTTGACCTTGATTACCTTGATTACCTTGTATACCTTGATTACCTTGTATACCTTGATTACCTTGTGTACCTTGTGTACCTTGTGTACCTTGTGTACCTTGTATACCTTGTACGCCTTGTGTACCCTGTGTACCTTGGATGCCCTGTTGACCTTGTGTACCTTGTGTACCCTGTACACCCTGTACACCCTGTAAGCCCTGTACACCTTGTATACCTTGATTACCTTGTGTACCTTGTGTACCTTGTACGCCTTGGACACCTTGAACGCCTTGTACGCCTTGTAGACCTTGGCGTCCTTGTACACCTTGTACGCCTTGTACACCTTGTACACCTTGAATACCTTGTACACCTTGAGGACCAAGTATATCTCCTACGTCATTCCACTGTGATCCGTCCCAAAAGTATAAGCTACCATCAACTATATTAAGATATCCATCACCTATATCGCCAGTATAAGCATTAGGGTATCCAGGCAAATCGGTAATAACACTAACCGATCCCAATATTCTTACACTAGTCCCGTCTAGACCTTTAATACCTTGGGCACCGTATGTACCTTGTATACCTTGTGTACCTTGATTACCCTGTGTACCTTGTGTACCTTGATTACCCTGTGTACCTTGTGTACCTTGATTACCCTGTGTACCTTGTGTACCTTGTATGCCCTGTGTACCTTGTATGCCCTGCGTACCCTGCGTACCTTGTGTACCCTGCGTACCTTGTGTACCCTGCGTACCTTGTGATCCAGCATTACCTTGTGTGCCTTGTATACCTTGTGTACCTTGATTACCTTGTGTACCTTGATTACCCTGTGTACCTTGTGTACCTTGTATGCCCTGTGTACCTTGTATGCCCTGCGTACCCTGCGTACCTTGTGTACCCTGCGTACCTTGTGTACCCTGCGTACCTTGTGTACCCTGCGTACCTTGTGATCCAGCATTACCTTGTGTTCCTTGGGCTGCCTGTGTGCCTTGTATACCTTGTGTACCTTGAGAACCTGTTTGACCAATGTTCCCAGTTGCTCCATAAGTACCTTGTGTACCATTTTGTCCTTGTACACCTTGCGTACCCTGTGTACCTTGATTGCCTGTTATACCTTGAGCACCTTGTTCACCTGTTGTGCCTTGTAGACCTAATGTACCTTGAGTACCTTGACGTCCTTGTATACCTTGATTACCTGTTATACCTTGACTGCCAAAAGTGCCTTGAAATCCAGTAGTCCCTTGGAATCCTTGTATACCTTGAAATCCGTCCGTACCCTGTATACCTTGTATGCCCTGGCGACCTTGGCGGCCTTGTGTACCCTGTGTACCTTGTACGCCTTGTGATCCACGTATGTCGCCTACATCATTCCATTGTGCGCCATCCCAAAAGTACAGACTGCCATCGACTATGTTAAGGTATCCATCACCAATATCACCAAGATAACTTGTAGGATAACCAGGTAGTTCAGTTATGTCACTGACTGAACCTAATATTCTTACACTGGTTCCGTCAACACCCTTGACACCTTGCAGTCCTATATCGCCTTGTACACCCTGTAGACCCTGTATGACTTCGGGCTTGTTCTTGATATAATCTAATTTGGTGTTGTCAGTTTGATCCCAATCACTTTGAATGGCTGCTGTAATTTGTCTAGTGTTATCTCTAAATGTTATGCCAGATTCTGTGTCTACTGCACCAACGAAAGATAATCCTGTACTATCAACCGTGGCCGACTTTTGAATAGTTGCAGAACCAACAGGAGCATTTTGAAACACAAACTTAGTACCTGCTGTAGTATCAGTAAAGTTTTCAGCAGCCACAGTATCAAGTCTACTAATACCATTCACATAGCCAGTAGTTCCCCAACCCACAGCTGAAAAACGTGACAGCACATCACCCTCAACCATAGCACTAGGTTCATCCACTGTGCCACGTGCGGCTCTGCCTGCATACAATGGATAAGTGCCTACACCAAAGCTATCTGAACTTATGCGCGAACTCTTACCATCTTGAGCTGTTAATTGAATTAATGTGCCATCATATAGTGTGACACGTGGTTGCGTATGACCATTATTAGTACCAACAATACTTAATGTGGATTTGGTTGGGTCCGAACTAACTGGACTATATATGGCTGTTAGCCCCTCTCTATTAACATCAAATACTGTTCTACCTAAATTGTTTCTTATTCTAATTGGTCGATTAAAATCCACATAGCCTGTGGCATCTGTTGAACCAACTATGATGTCACGCTCAGGATCAGTAATCTTAATTTGATTGTCCACCAATGTGAACTCACCTACACTAAGGCCTGCACCATTCTGAACATATAACAAATTGTCCCTAGCACCAATGGCAATATCCTTACCCAAGGTTTCGTCAAATATAAAGATAGTGCCCGGACCTAAATAGATACTTTTCCAACGTTTGGTCGGTGTACCAAGAGTACTAATGTTATTGGTCACTGGTACTATATTGGTGTTAACAATAACATCGCCTAGTCCACGACTATCTAAAAATATATCACTATTGTTGGCACTTTGAACGTTAAAGTTAGCTTTGGTTAATGGACGTAATAGATCAAACTTGGCACCAGTTAATGGCAATACCTGTCCCAATGAAGATAGATCCAATCCCACAATAACATAATTACTCCACTCGGCAGGATCACCTTCTCCAGCTAATCCTCGATCCCGTACCACACTGGGCACAATGCCTACACCAGTTAATATGTCATTAATTTGAATAGCACTGATAGGAATGCCACTAGTTCCTGGCGCTAATTCGAATACGGTCCATGGTGCAACAACTCCATTTATGTTTCCATAAGTGCCAGTTAATAAATTGTCGCTTGGGCCAGTGCTGCTATCCACTATACTGGCTAATTCATACTGCGTGATATATGCTTCAATATAGAGATTGCTGTTTAAGATATTACCATTGTCGCCTACTTTAAGACTGGGCACTTGTACACTGCCACTGCCATTAGGATTGAGTATGATATCAGTATCAGGCACCGTACCTGATAATGTCTGCAAATCTTCACCATTGATTACAAAATTGCCT